CTTTAAGCGGATGGATAACATTGACGCTCAATTCAAGAAAATGGATGAGAGAGTTGCGCAAGAGGAATTGGCTGGAGTTAAGCGCGGCCAGACGTTGGCCTTTGCCGAAAGATTATTTTGGATTGCAGTAACCGCGATTGCTGGCTGCATATTTTTGGTGGGTAAATGATAGAAGCACAGAGAGAATATACCGACAAACAACAAGCCTTCTTGACTGCACTTATGTCAGAGGAATGTAGAGGTAACATCCGCAAGGCTATGACAGCAGCGGGTTATGCATCGAATACTAATGCGACTGCAGTAGTCAGGCCTTTGTCTAAAGAGATTAACGAGCAGGCAAACTTAATGCTGGCTATGAATGCTCCCAGAGCAGCCTTTTCCATGCGGGATGTCTTAGAAGACCCTTCGGCAATGGGTGCGCGTAATTCAATAGCAGCCGCTGCTCAGATACTAGATCGTACTGGTCTGGTGAAGAAGGAACAAGTCGAGGTTAAAAATACAGGCGGTGCGATGTTTATATTGCCACCGAAATCTGACGATTGACCAAATGGCCTGATAAAACTCGTCCGAATAAGTACGCCAAGAAACCTTACGCTTACGAAGAGTCTAAGGATGATCCACTAATACTGGTAGCCAAACAGGAGATGGTGGACAAGATTGAGCAGGCTCTGGATTACCTAGATCAAGGTAACTCTACTCGTAAGTCTGCTGAATGGCTGTCTAAGCAAACTGGAGAAACTATCAGCCATCAAGGCTTGATCTACATCTGGAACCGTGAACGCGGCAAGGGTACTGCCAATCCATCCCAGCGGCTGAAGGATTTAGGCAAAGAGAACCGTAAGCGGAAGCCTAAGACTGCCGAAGAAAAGAAACTAGCAACGGCTAGACGTAAGCAGGCAGACGCCAGAAGAAGCCTGACTATTGCTAAGAAGAACCTCGACACGTTGAAGCCAAAGGAAGAGCTAGACACCGCTAACTTAGACTTTTCTTCCATCGAAGAGCAGCGGCAAGAACAAGAAGTAGTATTCGCCCCAAATGAAGGTCCACAGACAGAGTTCCTAGCTGCATCAGAGCGGGAAGTTTTATATGGCGGTGCAGCCGGTGGCGGTAAGTCCTACGGGCTTCTAGCAGACCCAATGAGGTACTTTAACAATGGTAATTTCAACGGGCTAATCCTGCGCCGTACTAACGATGAAATGCGGGAATTAATATGGAAATCGCAAGAATTATACCCCCGTGCTTTCAAGGGTGCCAAATGGCAGGAGAAAAAATCACAATGGACGTTTCCATCCGGTGCTAAGTTGTGGCTTACCTACCTAGAGCGTGACCAAGATGTTATGCGGTATCAAGGTCAGGCCTTCTCTTACATAGCCTTTGATGAACTTACCCAGCATCCTACTCCCTTCGCATGGAACTACATGAGGTCACGTCTTCGTACCACTGATCCTAACCTTCCCATCTACATGAGAGCCACTACAAACCCCGGTGGAAGTGGACATGGATGGGTGAAGAAGATGTTTATTGATCCGGCCCCTGCCAATAAAAAGTTCGTGGCTACAGACATAGATAGCGGGGAAGGCCTAGTCTATCCAAAAGGACATGAGAAGGCGGGAGAACCTTTATTCTACAGACGTTTCATTCCTGCATCACTCATAGACAATCCTTATCTAATGGAAGGTGGGCAGTATGAGGCTAACTTATTATCGCTCCCAGAAATGCAGCGGCGGCAACTTCTTGATGGAGATTGGGCAGTTGCTGACGGGGCCGCTTTCTCAGAGTTTAGGCAGTCTGTTCATGTTATTGAACCGTATGATATACCCGATACTTGGACTAGATTTCGGTCATGTGACTACGGCTATTCTAGTTATTCTGCAGTTCACTGGTTTGCTATTGATCCCAACTTTGGCACTCTGATTAATTACAGAGAATTATACGTCAGCAAACACACCGGACGTGATCTAGCCAAGGCAGTCCGAAAGGCTGAACTAGGAGATAACATACAATACGGCGTCTTAGACAGTAGCTGCTGGCATAACCGTGGGCAATTAGGTCCGTCTATTGCCGAAGAGATGATCAACGAAGGTACTCGCTGGCGTCCCAGCGACAGAACCAACGGCGCAAGAGTAGCTGGTAAGAACCGTCTGCACGAAGTGTTGAAGGTAGATGAATTTACCGGAGTAGCAGGCATCGTATTCTTTAATACCTGCCGTCAAATTATAGCAGACCTGCCTGTTATACCGTCTGATCCCAGAGGCTCTGATGACATTGATCCTCGCTACGCCTCAGACCATGCCTACGACAGCGTAAGATACGCAGTTATGAGCAGACCGAAGGCATTTTCACCCTTTGATATGGGCCACGGCGTACCACAACAAGTCTGGCGTCCCGCCGATGCAACATTTGGATACTAAATATGGCAATTATGGACAAACCACTACCCGAAGACGTTACGGATTCCGACTTGGTGATCCCTCTGACCGAAGACGGTGACGTTGAAGAGGAAAATCTAGAGTTTTCTGGCGCTGTCGCCTTTGTACAAGGTCAGTATTCCCGTTCCAAAGACGCCAGACGGGGTGATGAAACCCGATGGATGGACTCATACCGTAATTATCGTGGTCTATACTCGTCTGAGGTTCAATTTACCGAGAGCGAAAAGTCAAAAGCCTTCATTAAGATCACAAAGACCAAGGTTTTGGCTGCTTATGCACAGGTTGTAGACGTTTTATTCGCTGGGTCGAAGTTTCCAATCGGCATTGAAGCGCGCCAGTTCCCAAATAACGTAGCTGGGGCGGTTTCTTACAATCCAAACGCCTTAACTGACGATAAAGTCAAAGAACAAGTAGACGTAGACTACAAAGTACCTAGTAGCATCGTGCGACCTGACATTGCTAAGGACTTGGGGCTGTATAAAAACACTCTAGCTCCGGTAAAAGACGAATTGGAACTAGGGGCTGGCAGAGGAGAAGGTTCTATTACCTTTGAACCGGCAAAACGTGCGGCTCAGAAGATGGAAAATATGATGCATGACCAGCTTGAGGAAACTCAGGCTCCAAAGCACCTTCGATCCATGTCTTTTGAGGCTTGTTTGTTTGGTACTGGAATTATGAAGGGTCCATTTGCGCAGGATAAAGAATATCCACGCTGGGACGAGGAAGGTAACTATGATCCTCTTTATGAAACCATTCCTAAGATTGAATACGTCAGCATTTGGGACTTTTATCCTGATCCAGACGCTAGAAATATGTCTGAGGCAGAATACACCATCCAGAGGCATCGTTTAAATCGTACACAAATACGTGCGCTAAAGAAACGCCCTCATTTCCGCGAAGAAAGCATAGAATTAGCCTTAGACTACGGCGCAGATTACATTCGAGAGTACTGGGAAGACAGTTTAGAGGAAGATTCCACCTCATCTGACATGGATCGGTACGAAGTGCTAGAGTATTGGGGCGTTTTAGACGCTGAATTGGCTGAAGAGGCCGATATAGATATCCCCAAGGAATTAGCCAAAAAGGACGAAATACAGGTCAATATTTGGGTATGTAACGGTCAAATCCTCCGTTTAGTCCTTAATCCATTTACTCCAGTGCGTATTCCCTATCAGGCAGTACCATACGAATTAAACCCGTACTCATTCTTTGGTATAGGTGTTGCTGAGAATATGACAGACACACAGTTACTTATGAATGGGTTCATGCGTATGGCTGTGGACAATGGTGCGTTGTCTGGAAACTTAATTATTGAGGTGGACGAGACTAATTTAGTTCCGGGCCAAGATATGTCTGTGTACCCCGGCAAAGTCTTTCGCAGACAGGCAGGCGCACCGGGGCAAGCCATCTTCGGAACCAAGTTCCCCAACGTATCTCAGGAACTTTTAATGATGTTCGACAAGAGCCGCCAGCTTGCTGATGAGGCCACTGGAATACCATCATACAGCCACGGTTCTGGCGCAGTAGGCGGTGTAGGTAGGACTGCCAGTGGTATGTCCATGCTAATGGGCGCAGCGGCACAGAACATCAAGGCAGTGGTCCGTAATATTGATGACTACTTGTTGGCACCGTTGGGAAAGAGCCTGTTCTCCTTCAACATGCAGTTTAATTTCAACAAGGAGTTTATCGGAGATTTGGATGTTAAAGCGCGTGGCACTGAAAGTCTCATGCGTAATGAAGTCAGAAGTCAGCGTCTACTGCAGTTCATGCAAATGACGGCCAATCCTTCGATGGCTCCATTTGTGAAATACGACTACATCTTACGTGAATTAGCGTCCTCTATGGACTTGGATGAAGATAAAATTCTCAATGACCCACGCGAGGCAGCTATCCAGCAGAAGATGATGGCTGAGATAAAAGCACTTATGCCAGAGCAGCCTGCACCGCCACCACAAGCGGGTCCACAAGGCGGTCCACCCGTCCCATCACCAGCAGACCCTACTGGTAATGGCGGCGGTAACATAGCTGCTGGTGCGGCACCAGAGCCTGATGCTGCAGGCTTCACTGGCGGCGGTGGTGGAGCAAACGGCGGCAATGCACCTCAACCTGCAGGGGTTCCCGTACAATAATGGATAAGCAGTTTATTAGATCACTACTGCCGTTGGTCAACGACAAGGCCAGCATGGACCTACTCCAGACTTATGCAGATGCCCGTATTAGTCAGCATCTCACTCAGATGAGCATGGAAACGGATATGGAGAGAGTTAAGCGCATACAAGGCGCAGTCGCGGAATTACGCCGCATTAGCACTCTCCGAGATGAAATTATTACAGGTGCTGAATAATGGGTTATTTCTCTGACATATTTAAATCTGACGATGCTCCGGTTGAAGGGGATGACCTAGAACAGACTGCAGGCTTTTTCAGCCAAGAGCGCGGCCAGCAGCGCAGTAAAGATTTAAACGATGCTATGAGGTATTACTTAGGCCCGTACCTTGGTGCTGAAGATGGTTTAATAGCTAGTGGTAACCAATTATTAAATCCAGTGGTAGGTCTGCAAGATTCTGGTGTTGCCTTTCAAGAAGGTCGTTATGTAGACGCTGCCACAGACCTAGCTGGTGCTGCAGTACCACTAGCCGGTGCAGTAGTTGCAAAACCACTAGCAAAGGCAGTTGCTAACAAAGCAGATGAAGCCGCAGATATGGTCAGCGAAACTCTAACGGGCTTCTCTGCTAAACCTAAACCATTTGATCCTAGTAGACGTAAGGCAATGCAGCAAATAGGGGCGGCTGCAGTAGCAGCACCGGTTATGGCGTCTGATGCAGCCAGAGGCGTACTGGATGAAGTTATAGCTCCTGTCGTGAAGAAGACTGCA